GTGGAGAGCGGCACGGACGGCAGGGCGCTGCCGTCGGCCGCCTCGCCTCGGTCGCGGGGGGTGATCACCAGCCGCCCGCCGGCGGGCTTGGCGGTGGCGTCGTGGCGCTCGGCCAGGCGCGTCAGGAAGGCCAGGTCGCTCTCGGCCGTCTGGGCCTCGTAGGCGATGTGGATACCGGCGAGCCGGGGTGAGACGGCGGCGGTCAGCCCGCCGCGCGCAGCGATCGCCCCGGCGATATCGCCCAGCGTCTTGTCCTCCCAGGCGGTGGAACGGGGCGCGCGGAGCGGGCCGGTCATGTCGGCCGCTGTTGCCTCGACGGTCAGGGTGAGCGCCGGGCCGCGCCCCTTGAGCCCATCCACGGTGAACCGGCCCATCTCCACGAGGCCGGTTTCCCGGAAGCCGAGCGAGACCTCGAGGACCTCGCCGGTTTCGGGCAGCTCCACGCGGGCGTCGCGCGCGTCGAGCTCCAGGGTGAGGCGGTCGGCCCGCTCCTCGTCCCCGTCCACGACGGTCAGGCTCAGAAGCCGGTCGCGGATGATCGCGGTTGTGTCCGTGCCGCCCGCGATGATGCGGAAATCCGGCGTCATGATCCGCCCCAGAGCCGGATCGGCTGTACCGGGTCGGGTTTGGGGTCGGGGGCCTCGGGCAAGATGATGCGCAGGCCCGCAGGCAGGGTTGCTCCCCGTGCGGCGAGGCCGGGATTGGCGGCGAGGATGGCGGGCACCAGGTGCGCGTCGCCCAGCTCGCGCCACGCGATCTGGTCGAGCCGTTCGCCCTCGATGGTGATGTAATCGGTCATATCAGCCCCAACACGCCGCTGCCCAGGATGCCGTCGCTGCCGTAGGATTGCAGCTCGACCGAGAACTCGATCTTGCGGGGCGCGCCATCGGCCATGAGCATGGATTTCGTCTCGGTCACCGACACGATCACCCAGCGGTCCCAGACCCAGCCCATCCCGTCGGTCATGAAGAGCGGCACGCCGGTGCCCGCGATCGCACGCATCGCCGTGAGCTGGTGCAGGCCGCCCCGGAAATGCGGGTAGATCACCCCTTCAAGCGTGATCGTCTGGACACCGGGACCGGCATATTGCGCCGCGGGCTTGCGCCCGACGCGGTTGAGCTGCTCCCAGCGATAGGCCGCGTGATGCGTGGCCTTCTGGTAATCGGCCCACCGCATGCCGAAGCGGAAGCTGCCCAGCGCCATCATCACCAGGTCAATCATAGTCGCCCCCGTCATGCAGCGCGTCGTCGGCCCGGCGGCGCGCGCGATCGATCCTCTCCATGACCGCCTCCGCGATCGCCTCCGGCGACTGGCCCGGGGCGGTATGGACGTGGATATCGCCTACCGTCATGGTCACCGAGCGCGAGGTCGGAGCGGTCGGCGCTGTACCCCGAACGGTCACCCCGGGTCGTGCCCCCGGCGCGGGAGCGACAATGCGCACGGCCGGCCGCGCGTCCTGCGTTGCGGGGCCGGTGGTAAAGGCCGGGGCTGCCTCCGCGCCGGTCCCGGCCAGCCCCAGCCCGAGGCTGGCGGCCGTCATCACCGCCGCCGCACGGGCGGGCAACGCGCCGAATGCTGCCGCGTTTCCGCCGAAGGCTGCCGCCGCTGCCAGAAGCGGCGCGGCCTCGCGCGCCGGTGTCACGCGGCCATTGGTGCTCGGCGTGAACAGTTCCTCGCCCAGTTCATTGATCCGGTAGGTGAAGCCCGCCCGCACAGCGCCGCCCAGGGCGCGCTGCCCATCCACCTTCGAGCCGCTGTCACGGGGCGGCCCGGGGAAGTTTGGCTTGTTGAGCGCTTGGCGCTCCGACACCGACATGCGGGTGCCGAGATTGAACTCAGGAATAATCGCGCGCCAGTCCCACTTCGGCAGTACGCTGGCCCAAGTGAAGGAAAACCAGTTGCTCCAGGCGATCAGCGGGATGAAATCGGCCCAGCTCAGGTTGCCTATCCACTCCGGCCAAGTGATCGCTGAGATGAACTCTGCCCACCTGATTTCAGGGAGCCAGCCCTCCCAGGAGAATGCCCCCCAGACACGCGACCAATCTATGCTGGGCAAGTACTTGTCCCAGCCAAGGGGCTCGATCACGTTGAACCAGACCAGCTTCCCGACAAAGTCGGCAAGGTTCATCATCGGGACGAAAACACTCCATGCCAGATCGCTGATCCGGCTGGCCCACTGGAAGGATGCGACCCAATCCCACCATGCGAGGGGCGAGAGGAACTCGTCCCAGCTCAATTCACCTATCCAATCCGGCCAGGAAAACGCAGAGGCGAATTCCGACCAGTCAATGACCGGGACATTACCTCGCCAGGACAGCGACCCGACGATAGTATCCCATTCGATTGACGGTAGGTACTTGTCCCACCCGAGGGGTTTGATCAGGAAGTTCCAAGCCAAAGCGCCCGCCAGGCTGAGCCACCCGATCACAGGGATGAAACGAAACGCGGCCCATACCAGGGGGCGGATCAACCTTGTCCAGCTTAGCGCTCCTGCCCGTGCCACCCAGTTGATGGGCGGCACATGCCGGGCACCCCATGCCAGCGGCTTGACCAGAGCGGATACCGCAAGCTTGCTACCCACTGCCAGGGTGACAAAGGCCGCCTTCGTGAGTTTCGGAATCAACGCCGGTCCCCAGACCAGCGGCTTGACCAGCGAGCCGAGTTTCAGGGGCGCGCGTCCGGCAAGGGTCGCCAATGCGAGCTGCATCAGCCCGAAGGCACGGACGCCGCCACCGACGACGGAGAAGAGGGGCAGGAGGGCGAAGCGCAGCGCAAGGCTGGCCAACTTGAACCCGAAGAGCCCGGCCACGACCCAGCCCAGCTGCTCGATCAGTTCGGGGTTCTGAGCCGCCCACTCGGTGATCTGGCCGATTACCGGCATGATGGTTTCCATCAGCTCGTTGAGCATGGGCAGGAGCGCACTACCGATCGTGGTCGAGACCGCGTTCAGGTACTGAAGCAGGCGGCGGCGCTGAGCGAGCGTGGTCTCGGCCTGGCGGCGGTATTCCTCTTCCATGAGGCCCAATACCTGCGCCTCGTCGGCGGTCTTGGCGAGTGCCTCGCGATAGGCGTCTGCATTCGCAATGAGCGGTGCTATGGCCTCGATGCTTTCCTGGCCGAAGAGCTGGCCAATGATCGCATTGCGGCGGTGATCTTCGACGCCGTCAAGCGCATCAAGCACCGAGAAGATGGCAGGCGCCGCGTCCTCCTGCATCGCCTTGGCAAGCTTAGTGGGTTCGATACCCAGTTCCTTGAAGGCCTTGCGCTGGCGGTCGGTGACGTCTTCGCCGCGTGTCAGGGTGTTGAGGAAGTTTTTCATGCCCGTCGCCGCGATCTCCGGGGCGGTACCGGCGGCAAGCAAGGTGGCGCTGAGTGAGGCGGTCGCTTGTGTGGAGAGCCCGGACATCTCGGCCAGCACGCCCTGGCGATTGATGACCTTCAGAATGTCGGCCTCATTGGTCGCCATCGTGTTGCCGAGCACGTTGACCTGATCGCCCAAGAGCATCGCCTGGTCATGGCTTAGGTTGAGGTTCTCGCGCCAGCGCGCCAGCGTCGTGCCGGCATCGTCGGCCGAGATGCCAAAGGCCACCGACATCTTGGTCGCGTCCTCGGCGAAGGCGAGCAACTGCTTGCGCTTCTCGGCGTCGGGCAGGTTCTCGTCCACCACGCCCATCCGGCCGGCGGCGGCGATGATATCCATCACGCCTTCGGCCGTGCCTGCAAGCCCGCCGGAGGTCACGAGTGCCGAGATGTCGCGCTGCAAGCGAGCGATCCCGTTTTCGTCGTTGAACGTGACGGTCTTCGCAACCTCGGCCATGCGCGCTTCGGCCTGGATCGCCGGTTCGGTCAGCGCCCATAGCGCCGCGCCCATACCGACCACCTGCGCAGTCTCCCCCATGAGCGCGGCCGACCTCGCGCGGTTCTTCTCGGCCATGCGGTCGGCCAGCGCGATGTTGCGCCGGCCGGATGTCTCCATCGCTGCCCCGGCCTGCTCGACCTTCTGCAGCGCGGCCTTCGCCGGGCCGGTGGCCCGGTCGATCAGGCGCAGGACAAGCTGCATGTTCAGGTCACTCATCGCCGTCTCCGCCGGGCGCGCGGTCGCGCGCCTTGCTCCACCAATAGGCCAGCACCTCCACGCTCATCGCGCCGGTCTCGGAGGGCGGCCAGTGAAAGACCGCGGCGATGTCGGCCATGGCATCGCCGGGGTCATCCGGGAGCTCTAGAGGCTCCCCGCCTCCAGCGCCTTGCGGTCGGCCTCCGAGAAGAAAAAACCGACCACCTCCTGCGCGATCGCGGCGAAGTCCACGGGGCCGAGGGCGGCGACTTCGGCCTCGTCGAGGATGGGCTGCGAGATGCGCGGCACGACCGTGATGATCGCACTCACGTCCATCTGCATGAGCCGTGCCAGGCTCAGGCCGCGCAGCTCACCGGCGGAAGGTTGGCGCAGGGTGACCTTCTTGATTTGATCATCCTTGCGCTTGACGGGGGTTTGCAGGGTGATTTCAGCCATCGTTCAATCCCCCTTCAAAGACCCATGGCGCGGCGGATGCCGGCCAGCTGATCGACACCGCCGACGACGCGTTGACCGTTCTCGATGTCGATCTTGATCAGCTCCTCGCCGTCCTTCTCGATCTTCAGGAAATCGACTTCGCCGGTCACCTTCATCTTGGAGTTTTCGCCGGCCTTGAGCTCGTCGAATTCCAGTGACGAAGTCAGCGCGCCCATTGTGAAGATGTAGGCCGCCGCCTGGTCGGGGGCGTCGGTGCGGGCCTGGGCAGCCGGGCGCAGGACGATGCGATCGTTCGTGCCCCAGGACTTGATGACCTCGGTAACGTATTCGTCGAAGGTCAGCTCGGTCTTGAGCGCCTCGGTGCCCATGTCGATGGCCGCTTCGCCGTCCATGCCGGCACCACGGTGGCTGTCGAGCTTCAGCTTGACCTCGGGGAGCTTGCCTACCGAGACGAGGCCCATGTAGCCGATACCGTTTTTGTAGGCCATGAAGTTGCGGATAACGCGGGGGTAGGACATGTCGGTGTCTCCTTAGCTGGCCAGCGGCACATCGCCGAGAAGCCGGCTGTTGTACTCGTTGGTGTCGTGGATGTTGAAGGTAAGCCGCTCCAGCGGTGCCGCGTCGCCCCAGTCGACGTCGATGAAGAGCTGGCCCATGTCCAGGCTGTCATCGGTGTTGAGCTCGGGGTCGACCCAGACCTTGCCGCCCAGGATCGCGCCACGCCCGGTGAGCCGGTCGAGATAGGACTGCACACTGTCGACGATGTCGCGGACGAGCTGGTCGGACATCGGCTTGTCCCGCGCCCAGCGGTGCCCCTCCACGATGCTCTCGCCGATCATGCGGCGGGTGCGCACGGTGGTGGCGAAGGCGTCGCGCGGGTCGGTCGCGCGGGTGCGGTTGCCCAGCCACCGCAGCCCGTCGTCCTGGACGATGGTGGCATAGCCCAGCTCCGACAGAAGGTGCCCCTCGGTCTGACCGTCGTCGATGATGTAGGCCACCGGCTGCGCTGCGGCGACCGCCCCCATGACGCGGGTGTTGGACACCGACCACCAGAAGCCCTTGTCGATGATGCGCTTGGCGACGGCACCGAGATAGGAGGCTTCGGCCTCCTGGGTGACGACGGCGGCATCGTCGGCATCGTAGATGCGCATCTGGTTGGCGATCAGCCGGATCAGCCGCGACGACCAGAGCTCGGCATAGGTGGTGCGGTCGGCGAGGCCGGTGACCGGCCCCTGCGCGGCGAACTCGGCCTTGAGCGTCGTGCCGACGGTATCGAGTGCGACGGCGACCGGGTTCTTGGTCGCCGGGTCCGCGGGCATGGTGAAGCCCGGCGCGCCGATCAGGTCGGGCTCGACCCCCAGCACCGCCTGCGCAAGCGTTAGCGCGTGGACGCCCGTCTGGGCCACCGGATCGCCGATCACGTTGGCCTCGGTGGCCGCCGCGTCGAGGCCCTCGTCGACGAAGACCATGATCACGCGGCTCACGCCATAGGCGTAGATCTGCGTGTAGACATCCTTGGCCGTGCCGGTCGCGCCCAGCTCGGCCGCTTGGCGCGGGCCGCTTATCCAAGTGGGCGTGTTGGCGGGGTAAACCCCCGCGTCGCGATCGGGGGCCGTGACGACGATGCCGATCACCGCCCCGCGGATGGTGCGGATCGGGCGGATGCCGTCGGTGATTTCCTTGTATTCGATGCCGTGGAGGAACTGCTCAGGCATGACTTGTCTCCTTGTGCTGGCTGTTGCGGTTGGTGCTCGTGGTCATGGTGTTCTCCTAGGAACTGATCTCGGTTGCGTACGCCGCCTCGAAAGCGGCGGTTAGGTCCAGCGCGGCGAGGGCATCGACGTCCGGGGCGGCGGTGATCTGGTCGCTCACCACCTTCTCGGCGGCAAAGCACGCGGCGACGTGGGCGGTGACGGCGGCGACGATCTGGTCGAGCTGCGCCTCGGCAAGCGTCACCCAGGCCTGGTCGCCCAGCTTCCAGTCGACGGAGGTGATTAGACCCTTGTCGAAGGCAGATTGCGCGGCGGTCAGGCGGCCCTGCGTCTTGTCGTCGGTGCGCACCGCCATGCCGCCCACCTCGATGCCGCCGGTCTCGCGCTGCCAGCGAAGGTTGGCGAGGCGGGCAAGAAAGGACCGCCGAACCACGCCCAGCGACCGGGGAACCACCTCCCACGCCTGGACGAGGGCTCCACCGCCATCGCGCACCGGCATTCGACGCGCGACCGTGTGTGTGCGGCTGTCATGGGAGGGCGGCGGCACCTGGCGCACGCGCTCATAGAAGCGCGCGGGCAGGCCACGATTTTCTACGTGCCGCTGCAAAACGGGCCACTCGACCACGGTACCGTCGGAACCTACCCGCGCAAAGACATCCTGGCTCATGATCCTGTTTCCCTCACTTGAAGACGTAGGCGCTGCCGCTGCCGGAGCCGTTGTCGTCATCGCCGTGTGATGAGCAGAACACCGTGTCGGCAAGCGCCGCCACGGCCGATCCGAACATGTCGCCGGCGGCCTTGTCGCTGGCCGTGATCTTCGCGACCTCGGACCAAGTGCCGCTTTGATCCTGGAAGATGTAGGCCGCTCCGGCCGCGCTCGCGCCGTCCGGATCGGCACCACCGCCCCCCACAACGATCGTCGGATACGCGATCGCCACGTCCGCGCCGAACTGATCACCGGACGCACTATCGCCGGGCGTCAGCTTCTGGGCCTCTGTCCAGGTTCCGGCCAGGTTCTCGAAGAGATAAGCGGCCCCCACGCCCGCGTTGGAATAGGCCCCGACCAGCAGGTTTGCCCCTTCAAGGTCCATGCTGACACCGAACCAGTCGCCCGACGCCCCATCACTGGGGATCAGCTTCTGCACCTCCGTCCAGGTGCCCGCCTGGTTCTCGAAGACATAGACGGCCCCGGTATCGGCGCTTGGTGTGCCGATGAAGGCGAATGCGCCGTCAATGGCCACCTCTGCGCCGAACTTGTCGCCACTCACCCCGTCGCTGGCGACGATCTTCTGGACTTCGGTCCAAGTCCCGGCCTGGTTCTCGAAGATGTAGGCCGCGCCAGCATCCGTCACGCCGCCGGGGTCATCGTTCGAGGCCCCGACAACCAGCCAGTTTCCCGACAGGTAAACCGCGACGCCGAAGTAATCGACGAACGTCCCGTCGCTGGCGATCAGCTTCTGCACTTCGGTCCAGGTGCCGCCCTGGTTCTCGAAGATGTAGACCGAGCCGCTGCTGTTGCCGTTGTCGTCATCCAGATAGGCCCCGACCGCGGCGAACGTCCCATCAATGGCCACCGCGTATCCAAACGAGTCGTCTACCGCTCCGTCGCTGGCGGTCAGTTTCTGCGTTTCGGTCCAGATGCCACCCTGGTCTTCGAACACATACGCGGCACCCGGGCCATCTCGCTGAGCCTGGTACGAGCCGATGAGCAGTGCGCTGCCCGAGACGGCCATGGCCTCGCGGCTGAAACCATCATCGGCCTGCCCGTCGCTCGGCAACAGCTTCTGGACCTCGTTGCCGGGAACGAAGACATCCGCCGTCGTGAACGAGACCGGGTCCGCCCATTCGGACACCCCCAGGCTCGAGCCGGTATGGCGCGCACGCGCATAGTACGTCGTCGAGGTCGCAAACGTCCCGTAGGGCACAAGGACGCTTTCGAGGTTCGATGCGTCCCCCGTGCTGGACCAGATCACGCTCGCGAAGGCTGCGTCGGTCGCAACCTGCCAGTCCGAGCTGGCATGCGTATCGACACCGGCGGGCACGGTGGCGAATGGCCCGGTGGACAGGGACACACCGCTGGCGACATCCGTCGCCCCGTCTGCGGGGCTGGTCATGGCAGGCTTGGCGACG